GCCGATAAGCTCGTAAATCGAGGCGATGATCTGCTGCCGGTGGACTATGAGCCGCTGCCATACGTCGGCAATTTCCTTGATCGGCATCCAGTCGATCATGCCGCGCAAGCCACCCTTTTCGGCGTGGGCGGCCCAATCGTCTACCGGGATCAGGATGGTTTCGTCGCTCTGGACGAGATTCTGCATGTTCGTAACGGAGTCGCCGGGGTAAAAGCCTTTGACGCGCATCGCGTTGGCAATGATCTCAAGGCGCTTCGTGACCGTGTTCAGTTCCTCGGCCTGACACTGGTACATCGTGTATTCGGGTAGCGGAATCATCGAGTTCGGTGTCTCGATCATCTGTGCCGGTTCTGGCTGCGGAAAAAAGTCATTCAGACCGAGGGGGTCATCCACCTCCATCAGAACCTTGCTGTAGCCCTTAACGACGGCGTAGACCTTGCGCTCCTCCTTGTCCCATATCTCCCAGACCTGCGCTTTCTTGATTTCGCCGTCGTCCTCGCTGGCGTCGTCCTCATTGGTCGAGTCGGAGTACAGCATCGGAACGTCGTCAAATTCCTCGCCGAACTGTTCCTTGATGTCGTCCAGGGTCAGGAAATTGTTACCGTAGGCGACCCACCAAACGTCGTCCCAGCAATCAGCCGGCGACTGGCGGTACTGGTCCCACGGTACGTGGTAGTCGCGGACCTCCTCGGAAATCAGGTCATCGAACTCCGTCTTGACCAGGAACACACCCTCGATTTCCTCGACGGTCTGCCCGTCCTCCAGTTCCTCCGGGGCTTCCAGCCGCATTTCCTCGCGGACGCTGCGCTTGAATATGGGGTGGTACTTGGCGCGGGCGACTATGCGACCGGGGAGCAGGTAGTCGAGAACCAGCTTCTCGCACATGCGGTCGAAGTCGAACCCGCAGTCCATCGACCACTCAAGGGCGCGCTCCAGCACGGTCGATACCGCGCGGCCAATATCGTCCTTCGTCCGGTGCCGGCGGCGAATATCCGGTTTCGGGCGGGCCGAGTACATGGCCGAGAACTGAACCTGCGTATTCGCCCACAGGATGTTAAACCGAGCGGGACCGTCCTTCGCCTCGGACCTGTACCGCTTCAAAACCTCTTTAACACGGACCCGGTAGTCGCGCTCCTCTTTGTCGGCCAGATCAAGCTGACGGCCCCAGAATTTCGCGTCTTTGTCTATATCCATCGCTGTTCTCTCGTCGGGAACGGGGTCAGGTCGCTAAACCTGATCGGGTCATTGGCGGGGCGCCGCGGCTTCGGCCTCTCTGTTCGCATCGGGCGCGACATGCAGGCATAGCGGGTTTCGTCCGCAATGTGGTCCTCGCCCTGCTTGAGTACATCGTCCGGCTTGGTCGGGTCGGCGATCATGGTCGGGATGGTCCTCTGGAAATCCCGGCAGTCCGTAGTCACCAAAAGCATACCACTCTTGATGCGCCGGTACATTTCCAGCCAGCCCGATTCGCGCGAATTGTCGGCCTTGTAAAACGTCAGCCCGGCTTTGGCGAACCGTTCGGCCGCTGACGGGCCGGCATCCGACCGCCACATGGACGGGTCGCCGGGGCCGGGGCGGCACTTGCCACGCGCCTGAATAATCTGGTCCGCAATCAGCGAGGGGTCCATCCGCAAGCCCTCGTTGGTCTTGTCCTGGTTCGCGCCGTACCACTCCCAGACCCGGATCATGCACCCGTTGGGGTGCGTAATCTGGTCGCCGGAACGGGTTTCGACCGGCGAGCCGTCGGAAATGACCCACTCGCCAATCGAGAAGGGAGTCGCGAATCCCCAATCAATCGACCTGAACCGAGTCCACCAGTCAGGCACCAGAAACGGTTCAACGATATTGTCAGGACTCCAGCAGTCGAAAAACGCGCCCGGCACCGCGTTCCAGTCGCCGTCGCGCAGTTGCGCCTGCTTCCACTCGGGGAGTTCGGAGAACTGCGCTTCATACTCGTCGTCAAGGTACTGGTTATCGACCATCGACGCCGGGATAAAAATGCGGGTTTTAACAATCCGCTTGCCGCGAATCGTGACGACATGTTCGTGAATGGTTTCCGGCGGGGCGGGGTCAATGAAGTTCTTTTTCAGCCACAGGTGCGACGGGCCACCGGGGTTCGACCCCATGACCAGCCGCGGTAGCCTCTGCTTCGCGCCAGCGGTCGCCGGCTGCCACGCGCCAAGCCGAAGGCGGGTCCGGATCTCCGCGATATGCTCCGGTTTTAACAGCGCCGCCTCATCTATCCCCAGCCAGTGAATTTCGTCGCCCTGGAAGTCGTTCAGGTCCTTATCGTACTCAAGGTGCTGAAATGCCATGATTGAGCCGTTCCAGAACCGGAAGACTTTCTTGGTTTCGTTGTATTCGCCGAGTTCCTTCGGTAGCTCGATGCGGACCTTGCGGATGTGGTTTTTTTCAAGCTGCGGCAGGGTAGAGCGGACCAGAACCGCCACAAGGCCGGGATTCTGGATGCAGAACTCGTACCCGTCCCAGCGGATCGAATGGGACTTGCCGCCGCCGGCCTGACCGCCGTACAGGATTTCCGAGGCGGTCGTCTGGTGCATTAGCGCCTGGCGCGGCTGGGGCGTATAGGGAAGCTCTATCCGCATAAAGTCGGGCTACCCGGCGGGAGCGAATCGCCGGGCAGCCCTGCCGGTTTGGTATTTCGTCCGATCCCGGCAAACGGACATACCGAGGCTAGCAGTTACTTGGTACATCGCTCGCGGCATTTGTCCATGTCGTAATTGTGCTTTTCGATCAGGTTCTGCCGTTCCTCGACCAGCACGTCGATGCGGTGCCGCAGGTCGTCGCGCTCTTTCAGTAATTCGGCATTATCCAGTTCGATCAACTTACTTTCCCGGTTGTAGTCCTGAGAGGGATCACATTGGGGAACTCCGGAGGCTTCGGGCATGGAGCAGAGGGCGTGAATTGCAGCGTCCCGCATTCCGATCTGGTAAGCCATTCGCACCCATTCCAGCTTTCGACATCCGTCATCGAGAACTGACTTTCCGCCCGTGGCGTTGAAGCCGGGAATACCGATACCCCCGGACCACACCATGTAGCAGTTCCCGGCTGGGTATATATTCGGCGCGATGGCGGGAGCGGTGTTTCGGAGGGTGATGTCGTTTTCAGGGAGGATGGAAATGGACTGTTCGGCGGTTTGTGCATTTACCTGCTCCGACCACTGTTCGGTGTACTGATTCTGCTCCTGCTCCTGGCTCTGGTCCTGCCACTGGCTGTTATTGGGTGGCTTATCGGTCGCATAAGCCGCGCCGGCAAGGCTAGTGAGAAGTAGTATCAGGTATCTCATAGACGCTCTCCATGTAGGACATGACTTGATCCCGCCAGCGGTTCCACGCCTCAAGGAATATCAGGGTTTCGTCCACACTGTGACTGGCCGGAATCCAGTCGGGGGCGTCAAATAGCAAGTCCTCCAGAGCGGTGATGTGATCGCCGGTCCCTGGGGGGTGTGTTTCGCTATCTACGGCATCGGACAATACCCAAACCCCTGCGTTTGCGCGTAGTGGTTCTGGCCGGTCGAATAATCCCGGCAAATCCAGCCGCAGATTACCACGGAATTGCCGTAGGGATCAGTCCCGACGGTCTGATTTTGTTTCGTCCAGATATGGGAGTGGTAGGCGTAGGCCGTCCCGATCCCGGCGATGGTCAGCAGGCACAGGATCAGCAGGGCCGCCCACAGTCCTCGGTTGATTCTAACGTAGTACGTCATTTCGTCCTCCAGTTCGGCTATTTTACAGTTGAAAAGCCCCGCTTGGTTTTCCAGCGCGCTATCAACCCATTCTTCCGCGGTGCATACCGTGATTTTTGAACAATCCTCCCCAAGCTCGCAGCGACAGGTCATCGCAGTACCCCAATTCCGCTACTCAGCAACCCGCCGAACATCGACTGGCTGGCGTGTTGCTGTGCCATGAGATTCGCTTGCTGTTGTTGCCCGCTCATAAACGCCCCCGTCTGCAACTGCCACAGCATGTTGGGCGAGTACTGCTCGGCTAATGCCGCCCGCGTTGTGTAAGCGGACGATGACGGCGGGTATATGCCGCTCTTTGCCCGATGCACCATGTCCTTGATTTCGCCGAGCGCGCGGTCGGCCATAGTGTCGATGCGGTGCATGAACTCCTTCTCCCTGACGGCCGCCTCATCGTAATCCGTGACCTCGACGATGCCGCAATCGAGCGTTTTGTGGGTTTCGTAGCGTTTCATCGCAGCGTACCGAGAATCGCCTTGATGACCGGGTCGGCCGAATCGGCTTGCAGGGTGATTTTGAACACTTCCTCGGTGTTTTCGCCGATTTCCTCGACCTGATCGGACCAGCCGTAGACGTTCTGATTCTCCGGCGGGATCGACGAGTCAAAATCGCGCATTTTTACCCATTTCCGCTCCGTCAGGCGCTTCCCGACAACGGTTTCGGTGATCGTTACCACGTATTTGTTAGGCATTTTTCGCTCCTTTGGTTAAATTCAGGTGTGCCGAGTCAAACCAACAGTTTGAACCTCGGTTATAACACTCAACTGTTGCAAAACCACTCCAGTAAACCATTCACTACGGAGGCGGTGTTTGCGAAATTTTCGATGCAGGTCTCGCTCCAGGCGGTAGGCGTGTTTTTCGCTTAGCGGGCCGATTGTCGCTGCTATTTCCATTTTTCGCATGTTGCCGGCTTGCAGGTTTTTCAGCCTTACTGTGACATTTTTTGCCACGCCGATTTTAACAGGAGCCAAAGTCCCCATAACTTCACGGATAAAGTAAACGTAAGTGTTTTTCATTCTGAACCCTTATCTCGTATCCGGGCAGACGAGACCCTGACCCCGAAAGGTCATAACGCCTCGTCCGTGAACCCTCAGAGCCCTGTAGAGCCGGTACACGACGCCGCGCAGCTTGTCTTCTGACCACCTGATCCCGCGCGGTTCGACCCGGAAGGTGGCTGATACTTGGCAGGGGAACGTAATCGCGCCGATACCCTGGCAAGGGTGGGCTTGGCGGGCGACGAGAAGGGGTGATAGACTCTTTCTCGCTGGTGTGCCCGGTCAAAGCTTCACCAGTTTTTGAAAAGCCTCCCCGGCGCAATGTCGGGGGGGCTTTTCTGTCTGCGAGGTTATTCCCGCTCGCCGGCATTGTCAACGGGCCGCTCCACAGTATCCGTCGCCTGAGTGCAATAGTTGATCGTCTGCTGACAAGTCCAGCAAATGCCGCCATTGTATTCGCTTACAAAGTCGGCCCGCGTCAGACCCAGGAAATAACTACAGTGATGATGTTTGTCCAGCGCCTCCCGCAGCCGCTCGTTATCGGCTTTCAGTTCTTCGATGAGATCTGCGGCCTCCGACAGCAATGCCTCTTTGATTTGGTTGATGTCACTCATCGCTCCTCCCTCCGGCGCTTCCGCCTCTGCCTCGACCGCCCAGAACACCGGTCGGTACAAAACCGGGCATCCGCGCGGCCCACAAATACCTCGCCGCACTCCTCGCACGTTAA